AGATAAATCGGAGTTATAAAAGATGACAAGTGTGAGCGTAGGCAGACCACCTCATCAACCATCAACTGAAAAACAAACAATGGTAAGAACATTGGCAGCAGTTGGCATTACTCATGAGGATATAGCAAGTAAATTAGAAATATCAGCAGATACTTTAGTAAAGTATTATAAAAAAGAATTAGCTGATGGAAGAATAGATGCGAATGCTCAAGTAGCCAAAGGTTTATTTGATCAAGCAAAACAAGGTAATACCGCAGCAGCTATCTTTTGGTTAAAGACAAGAGCAGGTTGGAAAGAAACTAATATAAATGAGATTAGTGGTTTAGAGGGGCAACCGGTGAGCATTAAAGTTGTTGGCATCTGAGGTTCAAATTCCCAAAAAGTTATTACCACTATTTAAACCAAAACGAATAAAAGTTTTACACGGAGGTCGCGGCAGTGGTAAATCTTGGTCAGTGGCTAGGGCTATTATACTGCGTTGCTATAAGGAACGAACAAGAGTTTTATGCGCGCGCGAAACACAAAAGTCAATTCAAGAATCGGTGCATAGATTATTGAAAGATCAAATTAATTTAATGAAATTAAGTTATAGTTTTGATGTTCAAGAGCAGAAGATTTTAGGAAAAAATGGTTCAGAAATAACTTTCATTGGGATTAGGCAGCAGGGAGTAGCTAATTTAAAATCATACGAAGGAACTGACATTTGCTGGGTGGAAGAGGCTCAAGTTGTTACTCGTAGATCTTGGGATATTTTAATTCCAACTATTAGAAAAGAAAAATCGGAAGTTTGGGTAACATTTAATCCAGAGCTAGAAACAGACGAAACATTTACTAGGTTTGTAGTCGATCCTCCAGATGATTGCTGGGTGGTAGAAATGAATTATAATGACAATCCTTTTTTCCCAGAAGAGTTAGAAAAAGAAAGGTTACAGTGGCAAAGTCGAGATCCTGTTGGATATAAAACGGTATGGGAAGGAAAGTGCAGACCGGCTATCCAAGGCGCAATTTATACGCAAGAAATTCAAGATGTGATGAGTGAGGGTAGAGTTCGCAATATCCCATACGACCCGCAGCTATTAGTTCATACTGTTTGGGATCTTGGGTGGAATGATGCAATGGCAATTATCTTTTGTCAGGTAGCAGCTTCAGAAATTAGAATTATTGATTTTATTGAGGATTCGCATAGAACCTTAGAGAGTTACGTTAAAGAGATTGAATCAAGAGATTGGCATTGGGGTACAGATTATCTTCCTCATGATGCCGCTCATAAGGATTTTAAGTACGGTAAAAGCACGGAAGAAATGTTGCATAGTATGGGTCGCTCTACTTATATTTTGGGCAGAGGAGATGTTGAACAAGGCATTATTAAGACTAGAATGACTTTTCCTAGAATATGGTTTGATAAAAATAGTACCCAGCCGTTACTAAATCATTTAAAAAGGTATCGTAGAGCCATAAATAGTGCTGGTGAGCCTTCAAATCCTTTGCACGATGAGCATAGCCATGCTAGTGATTCGTTGCGCTACCTTGCTATGGCTGTGGATATGATGTCTAATGAGAGATGGAGTAGTTTACCTCAACAAGACACACGGTGGGTTGTATGATTTTATATAAACAAGGAATTGATCCGCAGCAGAAACTCAAAGAACTTGAAGCACGAATAATTACGTTGGAAGAAAAGATTAATGGACGATCACAAACTCAAGGTTATTCTCGAGCAAGAAATAAACGCGGCCATCGGCTACATCGAGAGCGAAACGACAACGCAGAGGCGCAAAGCGTTGGAAGCCTATCTCCGCAAACCTTATGGAACGGAGATTGAAGGTAGAAGCAGTATTGTTACTGGCGAGGTAGCAGAGGTAGTTGATGGTGCTTTACCTCATTTGATGAGGATTTTTACAGCAAGTGATAATGTAGTTAAATTTGAGGCAAAGAATGCAAATGGAGAAAAAACCGCAGAACAAGCGACTCACTACTGTAATTGGGTATTTAATGCGCAAAATAGTGGATTTTCTGTTTTACACGAAACCTTCAAAACCGCCCTCCTCCAAAAAGTCGGAATCTTCAAAGTCTACTACGAGGAAAAGACAACCACGAAAGAAGAAGAGTACACAGCCCTCACAGAAAGAGAGGTAGCTTTACTGCTACAAGATGATACTAGAGAAATTGTTGAGCAAGAAAAGGAGGAAATAGTTGTTGAGGGCGTTGGCCCTGATGGTATGCCGTTTCCGCCGTTAGTAAAACATAACATCAAAGTACGCAAAAAAGATAGCGTTGGTGCTATAAAAATTGACAGCTTACCTCCAGAAGAGTTTTTAATAAGCAAAATGGGTAAAACAATCGAGGATAGTCCTTTTGTTGCTCATCGCAAACTATTAACGCGCTCTGATTTGATAGCGATGGGTTTTGATGCAGAAGTTGTAAATGGTTTGCCAGCGTATGATGAGTTGAGTTACACGCCAGAAAGAGTGGCTAGGTATAGCGAAGGAGAGCAGCCGCATGAAATGGAATCACTTGATCGGGCGATGCAAGAGATTGAAATTTATGAATGCTATTTATATATTGATTACGATGACGATGACGAGGCAGAACTAAGAAGAGTTGTTTATGCAGCGCACACTGTGCTGGAAAATGATGCAACCGATTATGTTCCTTTTCATAGTATTTGCCCTTATCCCTTACCGCATAAGTTTTTTGGTCAATCCTTGGCAGATAGAGCAATGGATATACAAGAGCAAAAAACAGCAATTACTAGATCAATCTTAGATTCATTATATTTATCATTAGCACCTAGATTGGGCGCAGTAGAGGGGCAGGTTAATTTAGATGATTTATTAAATCTAAGTGCTGGTGGTGTTGTACGAATGAAGAACCCTAATGCAGTGGTTCCAATGACTGTTCCGCAGGTGAGTCAAGGCGCATTCCCAATCCTAGAGTATTTAGATAGCGTACAGGGAAAAAGGACTGGCATATCTGATGGTATGCAAGGATTAGCACCTGATGTTTTACAAAATGTAACTGCGGCAGCGATTGCAGCTTCAACAAATGCAGCCACCGGCAAAATTGAACTTATAGCCAGAATATTTGCCGAAACTGGCATTAAAAGTATGTTTCAAGGTATTTTGCAATTAACTTTAAAATATATGGATAAGCCGAGAACTATCAGGTTGGCAGGTAAATATATAGAGGTTGATCCTCGAGAATGGGATAATCAATACGATATAAGCATTAATGTTGGATTAGGAACTGGAGATCAAAGACAGCAAATGGCATTACTTCAAATGGTAATGGCAAAACAGGAAGAGATTATTAAGGGATATGGACCTAGCAATCCTTTGGTTAGCGTAGGTCAGTATCGTAATGCTTTGGAGAAGTTTATTGAGTTATCTGGTTATAAAGATGCGAAACAATTCTTTAGAGAAATACCACCAGAAGTAGATCAAGCATTATCACAACCAACACCTAAACAACCTGATCCATTAGTAAGCGCAGCAATGCAACAAGCACAGGCACAATTAATGCTAGATAAACAAAAAGCAGAAGCAGATATTGCTTTGAAACGTGAAAAAATGATGGCTGATTTACAGTTAAAACGTGATGAAATGATGGCTGACTTGGAATTAAAGCAACAAGAGTTATTAGCTGAAACTCAATTAGATCAACAAAAAGCGATGATGGGCAGATAGTGTTAGAAGAGTTAAGAAAACTTACTTATAGCATAGCAAGAGGAGTACCACAGGCTGCAACAGGGTTTGTTGATTTGGCTGCATTGCCTTTGACTTTATCAGGAATGATAAAACCAGAAGATGTAGTTGGGAGTACAGATTATTTAACAAAATTAGGACTTTTGCCTAAACCAGAACAAGGTTTATTGCCAGAAACAACAGAGTTGGTTTCTTCTTTACTAAGTCCGGGGGGAGCAACTAAAGCAGCGTTAGTTGGTGCAGGTGGATTATTAGGTGATGCTATATTAACAAGTGGAGCATTAGAAAGATTACCACCTCCAGTAGGTGCTGTATCTAATCCTATAAATTTATTTCATGGAACAAATACCCAATTTGATGAATTTAACACACCGACTGTTTGGTTTACCGATAACAAAAAATTATTAGAATCGCCTACAGGATATGATGGTATAGGAAAACCGAAATACATCATGGAAAGAACTATAGATGATAAAAATTTAAATTTATTAGATTTATCAAAAGAAAGTGATCTTAAATTGCATGAAAATAAATTTACAGATCAACTTATTGACATGGGATATGACGGGGTAAAGTACCCAGGCACTTTCAGAGGGAGAGACGAGAATGTTTATGAAATCTATCAACCGGGATTATCAAAACTAGGAAAAGTTCCAAGTTCTGTAAGCTCAGTTGAAATACCTAAAGGGTTACTAAGCAATCAAGTTCCTATAAAAAAAGAAGGGGAAGGGTTGCTTTCAAACATTCAAGTAGATAGGCTTGAACGGGCTAAAGAATTAGGTTTTGATACTGATCGAGTTATGTATCATGGCTCAACATTTGATATTAAAAAATTTGGTGGAGAACCTAGCCCAGATAGTGCATTTGGTTCAGGATATTACTTTACCTCAAACCCAGAAGATGCAAGTATTAATTACGCAGGAGAAGGACCAGATTTAACAAACAGAATTATAAGAAGAGCAGAAGAATTAGAAAGTGATGAAATTCCCTATGATGAAGCAAAAAAAATTGCAAAAGAAGAATTAAAAGGAGAAGCAGAAGCAGTCGTTTACCCTGTTTATTTGAATGTCGGCAATTCATTTGATATTAGAAAAAATGGAACAAATCCATTTTTAGATGCTGATTACCCAGACCCTTTTGAACAAGATCGTGATTATTATTTAAAACAAACAGATGGCGATATTGATGAAGCAAGAGAGTTAGCAGAAGAAGCAAGGTTTGATTATGAGCCAGAAGGAACATTTGTAAAGTTTTATGATTCTGTTATGAATAATTACGATATGAGCTCAAGCGATAAAGAAGAATTTGCATCTCGTTTCGGAGACTATTTATTTGAAGGAATTAGCGCAAAAGACTTAGATAAACAGTTTAACAAATTAGAGATTTATCCAGAAAGCGAAAACGGAGAGTTAACAAAATCAGAAGTATTTAGACAAGCATTAGAAGATGCAGGGTTTGATTCTATTCAACATGATGCAGACAGATTTAAAATGCAAGGAACAGAAGGAACAGAACATACAATTATCTTTGACCCGAAAAATATTCGGTCGACTCAGGCAGAGTTTGACCCAAAGAAAATAGACGATAAAGATATTTTGTCTTTTAACCAAGGATTGTTAGGGATAGCATAATGGCAACAGAATTTGAAGTAGATCAGTTATATCAAGAAGTATTAGGTCGTCCTTTTAATGATGGCTTTGATATTTTAAATACTTTTACTACAATGACACCAGAGGAAGTTAAAAATTATTTAATACAATCTCCAGAAGGTCAGTTTCAAAGTCAATTCCAAAGTGAAGTTGGCAGACCAATGACAGATGCCGATAGGTATTTTTATATGGAGCAGGCTAAAACAGGTAATTACGGAGATAGTAACGCAGATGGTGTAGTTGATATTTACGATATTTTGTATAATATTGCTCAAAGTGATGAAGCAAAAAGATTTGATGCACCAGTAGTTGTAGATCAACCTGTAAATGTTGTTGATCAAACAGCAGTCGATGCAGGGTTTTCTCCATTAGACTTTTCGATCCCAAACATGACGCAAGTTATAAATCCTAACGTGGAAACTGTGCCTTTGCAGATAACAGGTGGTTCGCAAATTCTACCAACACCCTTACCTGCTAACCCACAATTTTATGGAGTAGATCCAATGACAGGAGTTACAGGCTTATTATCAAATGCTGCAAATCCAACATTTAGATCAGGAGTTGCAGGGTTTACAAATATTTTACCGTACCAATTCCAGTTCGGTGTGCCAGCAGTTACCGCTGAGATTCCTTATTTTGGAATGGAAAATGCTACCACACTAGAAAATGTAGTTGATGATACAAGTAGTGCTAATGGTGTCTCAGAATTTCGCGGTATTTATGGACAATGATGACACCTAATGAAGCAATATTTTTATTAGAAAAAACAAAGTTTAAAGAAGAAATTCAACAACTAATTCTTATAAATTTAGAAAGTATAAAAAACACCGAGCAACACCAGTACGAAGATAGAGAGGATTACTTTCGTAAGATCAAGGTATTAGAAGAGATTCTTGCGCATTTTGAATCTTTGTCAATTACAGAAAGAATAAAGAAACGTAAATTTTTTTTAACTTAAAAGGATTAAAACTATGAGCGAAACTGTCACCGAAAATCAAGGCATGGAATCGTTAGATACTCAGCAAGCAGCAGGTAAAATTCTTGGTCTAATGGAGCAGAATGAGGCATCGCAAGATCAACCTCAAGAGCCAAAAGCAGAACAAGAAGAGCAAGCAGAGCAGCAAGTAGAGGACGTTGTTGAGGCAGCACCAGAAGAAAATGAAACTGAAACAGAAGAAGCACCGCAACTCGAAACTTATCGGATCAAAGCCGAAGGGGAAGAGCATGAGGTTACTTTAGATGATTTGGTTAAAAATTATCAACTGGAAGCAAATGTTCGAAAAAAGATGGAAACCCTTGCGCATGAAAAAAAGGAAATTGATGGAATAAAAACTGACTTGCAAACTAAGGTAAAAGACTTAGAGCAAGTTACGAAAACCCGTCAGGAATATGATGCAAGACTTCAACAGATAGACCAGTTTTTGTCGCAGCAAAAGGAAGATTTAACAGGCTTGAAAGAATCTGACCCTGTAGCATATGTGACTAAACTTGCAGAACAGCAAGAAAGAGAAAAACAGCAACAACAGGTTCACGCCGAAAGATTAAGGCTTGCTCAAGAGCAACAACTACAAAATCAAAGGCTAATCGAAGAGCGTCTAAAAGTTGAAAGTAAACGTGTTAAAGAAATAATTCCTGATTTCGCTAATCCCGACAAAGCATCAAAATTACAGAATGAATTACGTTCTTATGCGAAGAAAAAAGGGTTTAGTGAGGAAGAAATTAACGTAGCTCCTTTTCAACACGATAGCAGGCACATTGATATAATGTACGAAGCCTATCAGTGGAACAAGCTACAAAAATCTAATCCTAGCGTTCAAAAGAAATTAAACAAAGCACCGAAGATGATGAAACCCGGTGTGAGTCAACCAAGAGATGATAAAAGAACGCGAGTAAACAAACTTAAACAACGAGCCAAGCAGACCGGCAAGATTAAAGATGTTGCCGCTGTCTTGGAAAGTATTATTTAGGAGATTTAAAAAATGGCAACATTTACAACACATAGCGCAGTAGGTGAAAGGGAGGACTTGCAAGATGTAATCTACTCCATTTCTCCGACTGATACACCGTTTATGAACTCAGTAGGTCAAGGGCAGGCGAGTGGAGTTTTGCACGAATGGCAAACTGATAGTCTTGCTTCAGTTAACGTTGGTAATGCAGCAGTTGAGGGGGCAGATGCTTCAACAGCCACATTAGCTGCAACTACCAGATTATCAAACCACTGTCAGATCAGCGAAAAAACTATTTCTATCAGTAGAACTTTAGAAGCAGTTGATAAAGCAGGGCGCAAAAGTGAGGAAGCGTATCAACTTGCGAAAGCAGCAAAAGAGATTAAAAGAGATATGGAAGCAATTCTTCTTTCTAATCAGATTGCAAGTGCAGGTGGTTCGGCTCAAGTTCGTCACTTAGGCGGTCTTCAAACATGGATTGAAACTAATGGTGTGTTTGCTTCTGCTGGTGTCGCAGGTTCTATTGGTTTAACAGCAAGAGTTGATGGAACGATAGATGGCGCAGAAAGAACATTC